TTGACTCGATAAGTCCTACATGGTTATCAGACACACACCTAAACTTAACTGTAAATGCTGTAGAGAAGGAGATTCATATACCCAATAAGTTCCAGCAATACAATGGACTTTTTTTAAAGGTTATAATTTGGGGCGGTACACTGGATGGATATTATAAGAATTCAAATGGAGGTGCTTGCCCTTGTGTTTTAGCTGTGACAAATTGGGATGGCGGAGCAGCATTCGAAATTAAAATTGGAACTGGAATATTCTATGGACTGCTAGAGCGACAAGGGAATGGATTCAATGATTTTAGATTAAAATATAGAGGTACAATGAATTTCAACTTGTCAATGAATTTCCTAATAACAGAAGGCTTTAGCCACCAGTGGGCCGGAAATTATGCTACATAAGGAGGTATAAATGAAATATACAGTATTTTACAATGGAAATAACGGAGAAATTGTATTCTCAACTACGCTTCCGTTAGATATTGAGAATATGAAAATAGCTGAGTTTGACGTGGAGAGTGGGAAAACTTTAGTAAGTGTAGATGTCAGTAAGAAAGAACACTCTATAATTGCTGAAGATAATCCTATCAGTGAAACCGCTAAAAACAGTAGTAGAATAACTACGCTTGAGAAGGCAATGATGGATATGCTTGCATCTCAATTTGGCGATGATGAAGAGAGTGGTAAATAATAATGATATGGCTATGTACAAAGCTATATATCTTATTAGGTTATATTATTTGTTTTTCAGAAAGAAAGGGAAAAGATATGAAGTTTAAAAATTTAGCATTATTTTATGTACAGTTGATTTTGGATGGAAAGTGCACTTATTCAGATGTGCCTAAGCGATTAAAATCTTATGTTAAACAGGTCGCTATTGATTTAGGCGTATGGGAAGATATTGAAGGGAACGCTCAGGAGCATCCTGCTACACCTTCAAATGCAGACTAAAAGTAATTAGAAGTGCCTTGGCAACAGGGTGCTTCTTTATTTTAGATTTTAAGAAAGGATTAAACCATGATTAAAATTGGACAAGCAAGCCGTGATGAGCGTGGAAAGTATAGTGGAGGCATGGCAGGAGATCAGGACAAAAAGGAAGTGGCGATTAGAGAGTGGTATAATCGCCCGTGGAATAAAGTTCTTAGACCAAAAAATCCTGCAATCGCAGGAAGGATAGCAGCAGCAATGGAGGATGCCTGCAGAAACGAAAATATTGGATATGATCAGTATGAGCGAACCACTTTATATGACATTTGCAAAGCAAATGGATGGAATATAAAAGCAGTAAATCGACCCTGTGAAACTGATTGCTCTGCACTGGTTTCAGTTTGTGTAAATGTGGCAGGCGTGAGGGTGTCCGGAAGTATTTATACAGGAAATGAATCTGCCGCATTGTTAAAGACAGGTGAGTTTGAATTGCTTGATGCTCCTAAGTATCTTATTACCGATGAGTATTTACGAAGGGGTGACATTCTTTTGTATGAATTTCACCATACTGCCATTGTGCTTGAGAATGGATCAAGAGCAGGTAACGAAGTGCAAAAAAAGCCTTCATTTAAGCTTGGATGGAATAAAAATCATAACGGAAAATGGTGGTACGCAGATAGTCCATACAGCTATATCGCAGGACGTTGGTCGCTAATAAATGGTCGATGGTATGTATTTGATATGAAAGGCTATATGATAGTCGGATGGTTTAAGCAAGGACCTGAGTGGTACTACCTGAATGTAGACGGAGCAATGATAAGTGGTCAATGGATAGCAATTGATGGCAAGAGCTACTATCTGCAGGAGTCAGGTCTTATGGCGAGAAACTCATACATTAAGAGCAAGGATAAAAATATTTATTATTGGGTGGATTCAGATGGTGAATATAAAAAAGAATTTGACACCACGGATCCTGACTTGTCAAAGTATCAATTAGTAAAGTAAAGGAGAAAATTATGAGAGCAAGTATTTTATATTCAGCAGTAGGAGTAATAGGAGGATTTATAGCCATGGCGTTCGGAGGATGGAGCGATGCACTTATCACTCTAATGATATTTATGTCAGTAGACTATGTAACAGGACTAACAGTTGCTGGAATTTTTAAGAAGAGCAAGAAGTCTGAGAATGGAGCTCTTGAATCCAGAGCAGGATTCAAGGGTCTATGTAGGAAGGGAGTCGCTCTTCTAATAGTTTTAGTAGCAGTCAGACTTGATATAGTGATGCAGACTACGTACATAAAGGATGCCGTAATAATAGCATTCATAGTAAATGAATCAATTTCAATCATTGAGAATGCTGGATTAATGGGAATTCCGATTCCGGTAGCGATTGCAAAGGCAATAGATATTTTAAAGAAAAGCTCCGATGGAGATGTAGTGAAATAAATTAAAAAGGCCTTGCCTGGGAGTGATAGCACTCTTCCAGTGCAAGGCTTTTTGTTATTCCTGCTTTTCAAACTGTATGTGGATTGTTCTTTTTTCTTCGTCAAAGGTGGCTGTAACTTGCCTGCTATCAGGAGTTATGCCCATGGCATTAATCCAATCCTTTGGTAAGGATAACCTTGTTGATATAGAGCCTGAACCTGCTTTTTGAAACATGACATTTAGTGTTCGCTGGTTGCAATTTTTCATGTTGTAAGATTTCCATTTCTATGATATGTTATTCTTAACAGGTGGAACGGCGTGAGTAAGTCCACCGTCCCCTGTTGCCTCATTACTAGCTATTCGCTAGTTTTTTCTTTTTTAGCCATTTCTCGAACATCATTGATAGCCTTTTTGACTTCATCCATAGTCTTACAAGCGGCAAACTTGTCAGCTACGAGATTAAGAATCACTTCCATTTGCTTATCTGTCATGCTCTCCATATGACCTCCTTTCTCCACCTACTCTTGGTTGATACAGTTAAGAGGTATTTCCCTTAACTGATATTAGTATAGCATAAAATAGACGGGTCGTCAACTACTATTAAAATATTATATAACTTTTTATTTTTCTGGAAATAGGAAGATTTCATACACTTCATTTGCTGATAAATTATAACGAGTTGCAATTTTACGAATATATTTTATAGAGAACTCACTTCTGCCATTCCAGATGGTTGAAAAGTTTGGAACTGACATGCCGATGGCCTCTGCCAAATCCTTGCACTTATCACCATGAGCATGCATTATTCCTAATAATTTGTCTTTTTGAAACATAATTTAAATATACCCTTTCATAAAAATGAATTAGCCATGTCGCCCTTCGATTTCACTCGAATGGATAGAGTGACCAGTGATACTGCTCATTGGTAGAAGCATCGTTTCTAACTACACATCACCTAACCTTCCTCTGCAAAGCAGGAAACAAAATCAACAAGTTACAATAGGTAATCGGCAGTGCCAATAACTCCTCCTACTTTTAAGGCTTTCACATTAAAAACCAGTCAAACCTGTCAACCAACACTCAGACACGGCATAATTCTTGCTCCCCTCACACTTTTTCATTCCGGACTTGGGACCGAACAATGGTGGTTTAGAGTCTAAATATATTTTATAGTTTTAGATATAATCTGGTTTAACCACCCACCAGCAAGGCATATATGGTAGACTACACTACAATTTGAAATGCTCTTTTTATAAATTCCTCTTGAGCGGTCAAAGGTAAACTTTCAATAGTAAAATCAACGTCGGCACTGTCATAAACAGTATTAAATTCATTTGTAATATCAATTAGTAGTTGGTTTATTGTAAAATCGTATGCGCTACTCTTTTCTATGTATTCCATAAAAACCTCTTGTGCTAACCCTGTGATACTTCCTTGTTTTTTCATTGCTGAATCCTCCTGATAATATCTTCCTTTTTACATAAATGGTGGATTTTCCCACATGTTACGCATCTCATTGTATTCGGCAATTTCTTCCTTGGTTGCAATTTCTGCACCGGAGCAACTAAAGCGATTAGGCTCACATGAGTCATTCCACTCAGCCTCTGCAGCTTTAATTGCCTCATTTTCACAATTCGCTTCGATAAGGTCTTTAAACCATGATGGCTCACATAACCCACTTTCCATATCGCCGTCTGAATAATTTTCAACCATAATAACTACCCATTTCATAATAAATATCTCCTTTTCAATCCTTTAGGTTCGTGTATCTTACCTTGACTTGAATATAACTTCAAGTTATATATAACATTAATAATATACAAACTTAAATCAACGTTTTAGTGATATGTTTGTTGGTTATTTCATAAAAATAAGTATTGATTTTTATAACTTTAAGTCACAATATTAGAGA